CCCCCCCCCCCCCCCCTCTTATACCCCAATTTACATTTTTTGTACTGTACTCAGTCAGGTTAACCCCTTAGGAGTACTATACAAAATGTCGTCTCATAATGATTGCAATTTTCGTCCTCTACCAGGTTATCTGGTGGAGGACGAAGAATGTCAGCCTAAAGATGTTTATCGTCGGCTCTATGAGCAAAAACAGGCAATTAACAACGGAAAAAGACGCAATGTTCGGGAGAACAAGCGTCAACAATGGCGATTAAGACGTGATCGCAAAAAACGAGAAAAAGATGTGAAACCACACTCTTCTGAGCAAGAAGAGAATGTGATTACGGTATACAAGCCGTATCACCGTGGAACACATCAAATTATTGACTGTACAAGTACCAATGTGCAGTTATGTATTAACGAGAGCTTAATACAATCCCTTGTCAATCATTCTTTGGAATATGACACACAACACCCTGAGGAAGTTGTGCCTTGTGCACATCGTTGGTTATATATGGTGTTGTCGGAAGATGAGCATGAAATGGTAGTACAAATTAGTACTCTAGATCACACTCATGCAAACATTTGGGATCCAGCGCGTTCATTGTCATTTTTGAAACAAGCGTTCCCAGGTCAATACCCCGATGACATCACAAATCCTCAAGGTCTTGAAGACGATTATCCCCAGTTGTGTCATGGGAGAGGAGGACAAGTGATGTGGCAAAACACAGACGGAACATTGGAGCGAGCAGAGGAAAGTTTTCAGGGCGCAGAATCTGGCTTTCCTTGTGATAGAGAAAGAAATTATTCATCAATTGATAGTGTGTCTCACTATAGTCGTGATTCACCTTCAATTGATGAATCTAGTTCGCTCCCATCATCACCTAATGATGAAGGGAGCGCTTCTTTTTACAGTCACAACTCGACTACAATAGCAAGTGGAGACAACATTCCTAGTGAGAATACATCATCAGTGCATGATGAATCTGCGAAGAATGTCGTAAGTAAGGACGAAATTGACATGTCTCCATCAATTTCGATTCGGAACGAAATAGCTCACACAATTGCACGTGAGCCTGAAATTCCACAGGAAGTGAGACAGGAAATTCTCACTGAACCTTCTGTCATGGATGCTCTCAGTACTATGCAGAAAGACGCAGAAAGCATTCCCGAGAGTCAACGAGAACAAGTTGATACTTGGCTTGGGCATGCCGAAAATTTGTTAATTTTCGCGTACCAGATGTATCGCGCGACTAACCTTACCGATGCATTTGCAGCAACAGCTGCTTATGTTAAAATGTACATCAAGGGTAAATCAATTACCCATGAATTGTACAAGTTGGTGAATGAAGTCACAGCTACAAAACCCGAAGATATCGTACCTCATGGAATCATGGATGAGATCGTTAACGGTTGGGATTTGTTGAAACATCACGTGATCTTTAACAAGATCAGTTATTTGATATCTGCTGCGCTTTCTCTTACAGTCAGTAGTATCAAGGAGATAGAATGGTCTCCTTGTGGTCTTAAACTCATTCGTATTGAAGCAGCTAAGGAACAATTGAAAGCTGTGGATTTGATTGACGCTGTTGTGCGTACTTTTGCATGGATGACAGAAACAGGTTATCAATGCATGAAGGAACGTTCTTTGGCCCCATTATTGTATGGAAACCAGCGTATGCGTGAATTTCATATTCTATATGATCACGTTTCTGCTTATGCCGATTCGGCAATGGCAGGTAATTATGCTGATTTGGGCGCTTTTGAACAGAAAACAGATCAGGCTTTAGCTTTAGTAACTTCTCTCAAAAAAGTGAAGCCTGATGGAACAACAGCTCATTGGTTACAACAAAAGTACGAAAAACTTGTTGAAATCAAAGAAAAAGTGATTGCAAAACGCAGAAATACAAACACGCGATTTGCACCTATGGGTTGGTCCGTGTCAGGACCTTCAGGAGTGGGGAAGTCAACTCTGTCAAAATTGGTTATGAACACTTCACTGCGAGCAATGGATTTTGAAGCAAATCCTAGTAGGATTATTACCTTGGATGATGCTGATAAATACCAGTCTACATATACTTCAGATATCGAAGGAGTATATATTGACGATTTTGCTAACATGTGTGCTCAGTTTGCCGGTGGAAACGGAGACACTCCTGCCAATAGGCTTATCAAGTTTTTTAATAATATGGCTGCACAGGCCATAAAAGCCGAAATACAGGAAAAAGGCGTGGTTTTCATCGAATTTAAATGCGGTGTTATTACCACAAATGTGCGAGGGTTGGATGCAGAGCTATATAGCAATGCACCTGAAGCCGTTTTGCGACGGTTTTATCACATAGGCGTAGTTGTGAAACCCAAGTACAGAAAACCTGGATCTGTAAGTCTTAATGCATCTCATCCTGAAATTTTAGCGGATAAGAGCATTCTCAAAGACGTGTGGGACCTTACAATTGAAGAAGTAATCCCGTACGCTATTAGAGAAGGAAAGATTGGTTACAGATTTGAACCTGTTGTAGTGGAACTTGATGAAGGACGTGTTGTTTGTGAAAATTTGTCACTTTCAAAGTTTTTAAAAGCTGTTGTGGCATTGTCGCGCAATCACAAAGTTGTGCAGGAAAAAGTCGTCAGAAAAGCGATGGAATTTGACGCAATTGAGTACTGCCCCAAGTGTTCGCTGCCTAAACCTTTGTGTTATTGTGATGAGGAACCGGAGAAGGTTACATGTGAGGAAATTAAACCACATGCCTTTGAGGCTCTTGGCGACGTCGTAGTTGACGCCGCTAAACAATCACTGGTTTCGTATGCGAAATCTTGGATCTCGCCAGTTAGCTGGCTAAACAATTTATTGGGCTACTCTCCCATTAAACGTTTAGCAACGCAGCAACTGGCAAACGAGTTGCAAAATGATCTCAATTCATTTGCAACACCGTGGATGGTCGCGATGGTGCCAGATTTTCTATTTTCTTCTAAGTACTTTCAAGGAGCGGTAGATTATTGGCAATCATCAGCTGCAATGTACAATTACCGTGATTATTTGCATAAGCTTGCATTTGGTACGGTGATTGGGTTTGGCATTTCGGCTTATAAGCGTAGTTGGCGTGGAGGGTTGATTACTTCCATGATATCAACAGGTGGTGGATGTGTATTATACGCAGGATATTGTGCGCGAAAAATACAGATTCGTCAAGAATACGCTCAACGCAGAGATGCCTTACCGACTTATGTGAAGAAAGTTCGAGATGGCTGTGTTCCAAAATATGCTTTGATGTCAGCATCGCTTGTCATTGGAGTTAAGCTCTTACATATGTGGAACACTCGACGAATAGAAACCCAAGATTTAGACAACCCGGATGCTATTAATAGATCCAAGGGTTGGTTTGAAAATTGGTTAGGTTCAACAGGATTTAAATATGAAAGTACAAGTGCTGTTAAACATGTTTCTGTCGAGCAAGTGACCGAAACTCTTCCTAAGAATTTGTGGTGGGCCACATTTGAACGAGAGGATGGCTCTCGAACTGGATGTAATGTGGTGAGCTTCCAAAATGGTTTTGTGCTTATGCCGGAACACATATTTTACACAGGCGGTGATATGACTAAAACACCGAGCCCCTGGGTAAATGCGGAGGTTATAAAAACATCCAAAGGTGCAGGAGGCTATTTCAAATTTCGTGCTGAAAGAGCCTGTCATTCCTATTTATTTGAGGATTTGGATATGAGATTGGTTTATGTTCCAAATCTTGATAATGTCAAAAGTGCGTGGAAATTTTTGCCTTTGACTCATCCAACTGGTAGTAATGTTGCCAACTTCTACATTCGTAGAAAGGATGGTCAACTAACAGTTGAGACGATATGTGCAACTATGAAAAATGTTGCACATCGTTACAGAGCCATGAAAGGTGGAGATTATACTTCATCACAAGCAATTGACGGTGCATGTATGGGAATGATTACTGCAAAAAAGAAAGAACCAGTTATCCTAGGATTTCACATAGGAGGTAATGGTTCAGGTTATGGGATCATGCAAACTCTGACGCTCCCTCGTTATTTAGAAGCAGTCACAACACTTGGTAAGCAAGATGGTGTTGTGGTTTTAGCACAGGCGACAGAACTGCCTAAACAGCAGCTGGGTCGCACTGTGCTTGCTTCTACGGAGGTGCATGATAAAGCCAAATACATAAAATCGCTTGGTCCTGAAGCAGCGATTAGTGTCTTTGGTGCAACGAAATTACGTTCAAAACAAGTTTCTTGTGTTGAACCTTCGATTCTTTCCAAACACGTAACAGAAATCATGAATGTTCCGTGTAATTTTGGTCCTCCAAAATTAGAACCCAATTGGGACGCATACAATGCGACTTTGGAATATATCGTGAATCCCTCAGATCAATTTTTGCCTTCTGAACTCGAAAGAGCGCGGCAAGATTGGTTGAAAGATCTTTTCCCTTTAATGGATGCGTATGCTCCAAAAGAAGGTTTTAGACCCATGACTTTTAAGGAATCAATCATGGGTGTTGATGGGAAAAGATTTTTGGATCCACTGATAATGTCTACCAGTATGGGTTTTCCAGTTTTTGGTCCGAAAAATAAACACTTTACGGAAATTCGAGAAGGAGAACGATTAGTTGATCGTGTTCCTTCCAAAGGAGTGTTGGAAGAATATGAAAGGTTACTTTCACATTGGAAACAAGGTGAGCGAGCTTATCCAGTTTGTAGTGCAACTTTAAAAGATGAACCTACTAAAATTGGAAAAACTAAGGTGCGTGTTTTTCAGGCCGCACCTGTGAGCTTGTCTTTGGCCATAAGAATGTACTTTCTTCCTATAGCCCGTTTTCTTTCTTTGCATCCGTTGGTTTCGGAAAGTGCAGTGGGCATCAATTCCTTTTCGCCCGAATGGAAGGAATTGATGGACCACGCCACCAAATTTGCAGTTGACAATAAAGTTATTGCTTGGGATTATTCGAAGTACGATGTGCGAATGAATTCCCAAATGACAACTGCAGTCCTCAAGAGTTATATTGATTTAGCTCGAAGAGGTGGATATAAAGAAGAAGAACTTTCCATAATGGAAGCCATGATAGCAGACATTGTTCATCCCATGATTGATTGGAATGGAACTTTAATCATGGCTTTCAACATGAATACATCAGGCAACAACATCACCGTGAACATTAATAGTACTGCGGGATCTTTCTATGTACGCATGGGGTTTTTCCACGTGTACCCTGATGAGAAAGATTTCCGCAAGTGTGTTGCTGCTATGACTTATGGAGATGATTTCAAAGGTTCTGTAAATTCTCATTACAGAAAATTTGATTTTTTCGCGTATCAATCATTCCTAGCTCAGCATGGTATGAAGATTACACTCCCAGATAAGTCAGATAATTCGTGTGCTTTTATGGAAGAAGAGGATGCAGATTTCCTCAAGCGCTCAAGTGCAACAATAGAAGGTATTCCCGTACCAATCGGTCGACTGGCCGAAGAAAGTATCTTCAAATCGTTGCATTGTAATCTGCGATCAAAATCCACTAGTAAGGCAGAGGTGGCTGTTTCCTGTATGGAAACAGCTTTACACGAGTGGTTTGCTTACGGACGCGAGTACTACGAAATGCGCCGTGAACAATTGACTAGAGTAGCTTATGCTGCTGGACTTTGCCCAACAAAAGCATTCGTGCCTTATGAGGAACGAGTTGCAACATGGCATGAAAAGTATGCCAAAGATTTAAAACTCTAAGTTTGATTTGAAATCGTCAGATTTAGTTTTAGGTATTATGCCTGGATACCGTTTGTACATAAACAGGCTTGCATATTACTTTATATGATTTCGTTGCACAATATATTTAATAAATGTACGTGTTTTATATTTTTGTGTTTTGTATTTTCCTATTGTATATATTAATACCCCTTTGATGGGAAGGAGAGAATCCAAATCTCAAAATTTGGGGAGCTCGGGAGTTGCTGAAAAACTCCAAGTGCCGGAAAGCGCGCTACCTCAAGCATTAGAAATGGCAAATGACGATGGAGGTCCGGAAGAAGGAACTCCTGCCACTTCACTAAATGCACAAAACGTGCATTTCACTGATGCACACCCCGGCTTTGTCGATGAGCGTGGATGGATGAATGCTGATCCTTTACGGGATTCCACACTTATTGAAGATGCTACATTAGAAAATTTTTTCTGTCGTCCAATCAAAGTTACTGAAATTGATTGGCCTGTTGGAACAGGTGTGACACTTAACACTACAATTAACCCATGGCAATTGTTTTTCGAAAACAAGCGAGTCATCAATCGTATCACGAACTATAGGTTGATGAAAGCCAATTTACGTGTTAAGTTCATGTTGAACGGAAATTCTTTCTATTATGGTCGTTTGTTAGTATCATATAAGCCACTGCACAATTTTGATTCAACCACTTTACTCCGTCCTGGAATTCAAGCCGATTTGGTGGAAGCGTCTCAACGCCCACACATCTTTTTGAATCCCACCGAATCTCAAGGAGGAGAACTTTTTCTCCCTTTCTTTACACCTTTTAACATGTTAGATGTTGCAAGTGAAGATTGGCGAGATATGGGTCAGATAACAATATCTGCATTACAGCCTTTGAAGCATGCTAATGGTGCTTCAACTCCGGTCACAATATCTGTGTTCGTGTGGGCTGAAAATGTTGATTTGTCAGTACTTACTCAGACTGACCCTGGTTCTCTTGTTCCTCAAGCTAAGGAGGAGTGGAGAGGTATTATATCAAAACCTGCTTCTGCAGTTGCAAAAGTTGCAGGTGCTTTAACTAACGTGCCTGTAATTAGCAATTTTGCAATAGCGACCGAAATTGGGGCAAAATCAATTTCCAAAATGGCTGCTCTATTTGGGTTTTCTAAACCCGCTGTGCCGGAAATTGCTCCATTACAACCTATGACTCGACAATCAATGGCTGTTACCGATGGGAAGGAGAATCTCGTCAAATTAGTTGTTGATAGTAAGAACGAATTAACAATTGATCCTAGTGTAGCTGGGATTGACGCTAAAGATGAATTGGTCATTCACGAAATCGCATCACGCGAATCGTTTCTTACATCATTTGACTGGGATGTCGGAACAGCAGTTGAAACTCTTTTGTTCAACATTGTTGTCGATCCTTGTGTATTTAACCAATATGGCTCAACGAATCCTGAGATCCATATGCCAGCATGTTGCTTTGCTACCATGCCATTTGAATACTGGAAAGGTTCTATGAAGTACCGGTTTCAAATAGTGTGTAGTGGTTATCACAAGGGTCGTCTGAAGTTTGTTTACGATCCTGTTGGAACACCTTCAGACGGGTCATCGGAGTACAACACTGCGTATACTCAAATTGTAGACATTGCTGAGAACAATGATTTTTCTCTTGAAGTTGGTTGGGGACAACCGACTCCTTGGAGACACCATTTGGGCCTTTTCCAAGCTGGATCAGGTTATGGTACTTCTCCACTTGTTCTCAACACTTTATCGTCTAAGATTGGTAATGGAACTTTGTCCGTATATGTAGTGAATGAATTGACCGTGCCCAATTCTTCCATTAATAATGATATCCAAATCAATGTTTTTCTCTCTGTGTGTGATGATTTTGAAGTAGCAGCCCCTACGGACTACTATCTTAACAATTTAGGTTTTAGACCTCCACCACCTCCTGAACCAGAGGGTGTGGAACCACAATCAGAAGAAATAGATGATGTTCCTATAGCTGGGCCGCCTATGTTGAACCACATGGGTCCTTCATGTCCAACTAATTCTCTCATAAACCGCATTCATATGGGAGAAGCGATTACATCCTTTAGAACTTTATTGAAAAGATATAACTTACATGAGATTATGCTTTTCGATGAGGATGTGTTTGAAGGAACTGGAGCAATAGTGAAATTTGTACGATCTATGTTTCCTATTACTCCTGGATATACCTCTTTTACCAATGCAGATAACAATATTATCCAAGATATTACTAGTGGTAATTATGTTTATGCTAGGATGACTCTTATGAATTATCTTAGACCTGCATTTGGAGCTTGGAGAGGAGCTATTCGCTACACAACTGATGCAACTTTCAATATAGTCACTGATTCTGAACTTTCGAATCCGAATATAGGTGATGCGACATGGTCTGTTAGTCGCATATCTTCGGATGGTCCCAATAATAATGCATCTATTCCAGTAGATGGTATTACTTATCCCGGTCAGACGTCTATAGCAGATCAAAAATACAACATCTTGGATGCCAACGAATGTTCTAGTGGTATCACAGGAGTTACAAGATGGACGACAAAGGTTAATCCTATTCAGTCATACGAAATCCCGTACTATTCAAGATTTCGTTTTACCCCTGCAAAGAGGGGGACTGTTTGGACTGCACCTGATATTTATCAGTCGTCGTATGAACTGCTTGGAACTTGCATTCCAGGTTTATTGCCATATCAGCTCTACAATTACGTAGCAGCAGGGGAGGATTTCACAATGATGTTCTATTTGTGTCCTCCCATTTTTTACCAGCAGGCACTGCCTGCTCCATAAAAACCGCTATCGGGGCGGTATTCTGTCTAGGAAAAAGACAGAATGTTTTACGATTTTAAGGCTTAAAAATCGATTGTTAGGACCATGAGAGCCCATGGTCGCGGCACATTAGTGTCGTTGGTATTGCTGCTAAGTTGAAACTTAGTACAGGTTTTGTAACCTAGTGGCAATGCCACTAGGTGAAATTTTTACTGTACTGATGCTCAATTTGTGTAGGATACCAGGATTCTTTGTACTACTGTAACGATTATTTTAGGTTAGGAAAACCCCTTGGAATTAATCGTTACTTTACCTGGC